AAACTTGTTGGGGGGGAGACACTTGCTCTACCACAAAACTATGAGATGATGGATAAAGCGATAGAGATGGGCGTGTCTAAACAAATGCGTCTTGTTATAACTACTAATGCAACTCTGACTCCTAAGATGGGTAAATTGGGAGATATATTCAAATATGTTCCACACTTTAAAAATTGCCAAATGAATATCTCTGTTGAGTGTTGGGGAAACAAAAATAACTATATTAGATTTCCATCTAAGTGGGAAAAGATTATGGAGAATGTTGAAAGATTTTCCAAGATGCCCAGAACTAATATAATGTTTGCAGCATGTGTCAGCTCTCTCAATATTGGATATTTGCATGAAGTTGCTGATGGTGTAGATGCATTGATAAATGTTGAGCCTAATGTTTATAATCATTTTGCAACAGGTAGTTTAGTTATAGGTGGAGGTAATTTATATACGATTGCTACTATACCAGAAGATATTAGAGAACTATATATTGATAGGATTTATAACGAAAGTAAACCACATCACAGCAAAACTTTCATGAAGTTGGTAAATTATTTAACAGATACACCATTTGATCAAGACTTACATAATAGAATGATTGATGATGTCGAGAAACGTGATAAATTTAGGAGAACTTGTTTGACTGATATATTTCCAGAATGGATGCCCTATTATGCAAAGCTTTGAAGATTTCAAAAGTCTTTGGTTAGAACACACAGATAAGATAAACCCCAAAAAAGGATTTGAACATCTTGTTTTTATTATTGTGTATCCAAACAAGAAGGCTCCCCCTTATGTAACATTGCAATGGGATTTTGCAGCAGAGAAACAATTACAGACAACGCTACTGCAAACTTCTGGTGGTGTTACTGGGGCTGGAACTGGTCATAATCAAAAAATATGTTATCTAACTGAACTGAATGATGTGTTAGAAACTTGCGACAAATACACTCATGCTATGATTGTTTCGGCCGGTATGGTATTTGACATGGTTAGTCCTACAACTGCAATTCAGAGATTTTATAATTGGACAAAGACAGATGAATTTTGTAGAGGTCATATCATTGCTAAACCAAACGAGAAAGCATTTATTCATCACCAGCACATAGAACTCAATCTTAAAAAATGGAGACAGTTTGGTAAACCAAACATGAGGGCGAAATGGGAAAAGTATGATAGACCAAAAGACAACTTTCACGATGACTACACACCGTCATGGATATGTGTGCCAGGTTTGCCTAATATCACAAATTTTTCAGTTGCAGAACGCAATGCTAAGTCTTGGTCTTATGGACATATGGAAGAACGAAGAGAACTCCAAAACAAAAATTGGATATTGAGTAGTTCAAAAAAAATGGGATGGCGTGAGGAAATAGACAAGAGCGACCCATATTTTAAAATTTTGTTTACAAGAATGAATGAAGTATTTTATGCAGAGAACACTGAATCTTTAGGAAGATTATCAGACAAACCGTTTGATTTAATAATGACACCAACAGCTGGATATAGTGGTGAAGTATTTGCAGAAAAATTAGACTTTGATGGTGATATTGTATTCTATGATTACTGTAGTGAAAATGTAGAGATAAAACAAAAAATAGTTGAAATGAATATGTCTATGGATGATATATTATTGTATGCTAAAAATTCTGATCAAATTATTGCCATTAATAATTTCACTACAAATAAAGACCATAGGGATGCACTCAACAAAAGAACCGAATCTTTTGGGACTCATGAGGAGCTAAGAACTCTTCAAGAGAATATGTATAAAAAATATAATATAGAATATAAAGTGTGGGATATTATTAAAGGTGTTGCCATGAGCACAGAATGGTTCATTGATAAAATTAAAAATAAAAAGGTGTTTATGGATATAAGCAATATATATGGATACCACACATCTCATGTGTGTTATGACTTTCCTTATTTACTGAAGAGTTTTGACAAATTAGTTGATACTCTAGAAAAATATAGTGAATACTATTACCTAAGAGGAACAAGACCAACAAAGGACAAGTATGTTAATGGATAAATTTACTGAATTGAATGAAAAGTATAATGCTTTCAATTTCTACGAGGAAAAAATTGAAGACAATTTTCTTGAATTTACCTTAGAGGAACTTGGTATGCCATCAGCAAAATGGTTATACGAACAAACTCTAAACATATCAAACGATATTGGTGGTATCAAAGGCTGGCAAAGAGATAACAAAGAGTCAGAAAAATATAGAGGGTTTAGTATCTGTATGAATCCAAACGGTGACGAACACCTACAAAGTCCATATGCTAGTCTTGGTCATCCAGAACTAAACTGGGCTTATTCCAAAATAAACAATCCAAATCCTCCTTGGAAAGATGACAGGGATACTTACTATGACACATATGGATTTTCTACAGTTCATCCAATAGTTGAAAAGCACTATATTAAATTTTTAGACTGTGTGGATTTACTTCCAACAAGATCAAGGGTGATGTGGGAGTACCCCGGCCATGAACAAAGTTGGCATCTAGACGAAGTTCTCTGGTGTGCTATAAGATTCAATATTCCTTTGGTAACAGAGCCATCTTATGTTTTAGAAATTGATGGAACTGATGACTATGGAAACTCACTAACATTGACTAAACATTTAGAAGTAGGTAAAGCTTATATGTGGAATACAAGAATAAAACACAGAGTTAAAGACACAGGTGGAGGAACTAAACCAAGAGTTCATATTGTCGCTGCATTTATACCGTGGTTTGAAAAAGACGATGATGATTGGAAACCGAATAAATACTTTGGAGTACAACCTATGGATATGATAAAATCAAAAATGATTTTTCCTTACGCGTCATGAAAATATTAACAATTAGAATAGGTGATAAATACGGACCAGAATATGAAAAATATCTGGAAGAAAAATTACCTGACCATGAGCTCATTTGGGTTCATGAGCCTTATCATCCAGAGGTTACCCTTCAATGGAATAAGATGTGGGGTATGCAACTGGACATCGATGAACCAATTTGTGTAATAGATATTGATATTTTACTTGTGGGTGATTATGAAAAAATATTTGACTATCCTATTAAACCGGGCCAGTTTCTATCAATGCCAGGTTGGTGGAGAGAGGATTCTGATACTTATCAAATTAATGGTGGGTTCTTCAAGTACTACCCAAAGGAATGTAAATACATCTATGATAAGTTTATGAAAGATATTCATCATTGGCAACAATTCTATATTAATAATGGACAGACCATTGGCCCTGTTAATGGTGAGCAATATTTTGTAGAAGATAATGTGAATGAAAGATTAGAATTGATTACATTACCTGATGAATGGTTCACTAGATGGGTTGCTGATAATAAAGTTATAAGTTATAACAATATTAGAACTTGGCAGTATAAAATGACTGAGCAATATAAAAAGGTAACTGGTAATGATTGGATATATATGGGGGGAGAATTTCATCCTGATATAAAGTTTGTGCATTTTACAAACCACAGAAACAAACCACATGAATGGGAAGATTATGAAAATTTTTATAAAGTAAATGCATGGAGAGTGTAGATAACTTATCTAAATGGATATATAATATGAACTCTTATGAATATTTCGAAACTACCTTTGAAAAAACATATGACATTTGGAATGAAGGTCTATGGCCGGGTAGAATTAGTAAAATTCGTCCGATAAGTACCCTTATGTGGAATCCACATATGTGGGAAGATTATGGTAAAGTTGATGTTACTAAAGACAGAAATATTTTGTTATTTGAACCTACCTTCTGGGCAGTAAGGGATGGGGAAGAAATTATTGGTGTAAATAGTGGATTTAGAACTGATGATGATATTTACAGGTCTAGAGGTTTATATGTAAAACCAGAAAAAAGAGGAGAAGGATTATCTAAACTTCTACTCAAACTAACAATAGAAACTGCAAAAAGAGAAGAATGTAGAATTATATGGACAATGCCACGAAAAACTGCACTACCAGCATATGAGAGTGTGGGATTTAATAAGATTGGGGGATGGATAGATAAGGGCGTTGAATTTGGCCCAAACTGTATCGCAATAAAACAAATCTTATAAATATATAAAAAAGGATAATTCCACATGGCCATACCTACAAGTAAATCAACATTTAAATCGTATTGCCTGAGAGCATTAGGTTCTGGGGTTATTGATATTAACGTATCAGACGATCAGGCAGATGATCGTATTGATGAAGCTCTTCAGTATTTTGCACAATATCATTATGATGGTATTGAGAAGATGTATCTCAAACATCTGATTACCGCAGCAGATGTTGCAAGGGGAACCGCAAATATAACCTCAACGGGAACTGATACAGCAGACAGTACTATTACTGATACATTTCTAGAGGGTAGTAATTTTATTCCAATGCCTTCTGCTGTTGTATCTGTGATACAGGTCTGGCCATTCACAGGTACAGGTGGTGGTGCTAACATGTTTGATGTTAAGTATCAATTACGTCTCAATGACTTATATGATCTATCTTCTACTTCTGTCATTCAGTATCAGATGGCAATGGATAACCTTGACCTTCTGGAACATATTCTTGTTGGAGAAACACCAATTAGATTTAACCAACATCAGAATCGTCTTTATATTGATGGAGATTGGACGAACGACTTTGTTGCTGGACAAGACTATATCATTGCAGAGTGTTATCGCAAAATAGACCCAACAACATTCACAGATATTTATGATGATATTTTTCTAAAAAGATATGCAACTGCTCTGATTAAACAACAATGGGGTGCAAACCTATCCAAGTTCAGTGGTGTTGCAATGCTTGGTGGTGTTACCATGAATGGCGAAACTATCTATTCACAGGCACAGGAAGAGATTAATAAGTTAGAAGAACAAATCCAACTTACGTTTGAGTTGCCTGTGAATTATATGATAGGTTAAAAGACATACTTTTATAAGAGGGTAATTTATGGCGGTTAATAAACATTTTCATAGTAGTGGTATAGCTGCTATTGCAACGGAGCAATCCCTATATGCTGATTTAGTTTCAGAAGCTATTCATCATAGGGGACACTCCGTGTATTATCTTGACCGCACACTTGTTGCAGAAGATAATGTTCTTGGCGAAGATGCACTATCTAAGTTCAATAAGCAAGCTTCCATTGAAATGTATATGGAAGATTCTGGTAGTGGTTTCGGTGGACAGCGAGAATTGATGTCCCAATTTGGTTTGCAAAACCTCAGTGAAGCAACCTTTGTTGTAAGTAAGACAAAGTTTCAAGAAAAAACAAAACAAATACAAATTCAAACAGCAACAGATTTATCATCGTCTGGTTCTATTCAATTGGAGTCTGGTACAGTTACAACTTCTAGCAGCGAAATATTTTATATTGCAAACGAAACTGATGCAACTGATTCAGATCGTCCTCTTGAAGGTGATGCAATTTATCATCCAACGCTAAAGAAATTATTTGAGATTAACTTTGTAGATCACGACAATCCTTTTCATCAGTTAGATAGTAATCCAGTATACAAGATGCGGTGCCGCTTGTTTGATTATGGTTCAGAGGAACTTAGTACAGGTATTACTGAAATTGATGCAATCGCAGATGATCTGTCAATTGCAAGTTCTGAATATCAGATTACTCTTGAAAATGCAACAATTATTGGTGAATCATTAACTTTAGATATTTTTGCGTATACCCTAGATTTTGATGGTATAACTTTGGATAATACAATAATTAGTTCAGACCCTGCTTCATATGGTGAAAGTATCCTACTTGAAACTGGTGGTGATGAATATATTATATCGGAAGATTATCATATTGGTGATTATGTTAATGATAAGACGGCTCAAAATGAGTTATTTGATGTATTAGATGATGCAGTAATGGACTTCAGTGAGTCAAATCCATTTGGTGATGCAGGGGTTCCAAACTGATGACTACAGGTCAAATAAGTTTAGCTGAACAATCACTATACTCCAACTTGGTTGTAGAAGCAATTCAGATTCACGGACATGATGTATATTATCTTGACCGCACATTAGTTGCAGAAGACAATGTTCTTGGTGAAGATTCACTATCTAAGTTTAACACCCAATCTCTTATTGAAATGTATATGGAAGATTCTGGTGGTGGTTATGCTGGAGAACAAGAACTGATGTCTCAGTTTGGTTTAGAGAACCTAAGTGAAGCAACTTTTGTTGTAAGTAAAACAAGATTCCAAGAAAAAACAAAACAATTGCAAATTGAATCATCAACAGATTCAACATCATCTGGCTCTATTCAATTAGAATCTGGCACACTCTCTACATCTAAACTGGAGGGTGAGGTATTTTATATTATAAATGAAACTGATGCGACTGATGCTGATCGTCCTCAAGAGGGTGATGCGATTTATCACCCGGTACTCAAGAAACTATTTGAGATTAACTTTGTAGATCATGATGAACCTTTTCATCAGTTGGACAATAATCCAGTATACAAGATGCGGTGCCGGTTGTTTGATTATGGTTCAGAAGCTCTTGATACAGGTATCACAGATATTGACGCAATAGAAGATTCTCTATCAATTATAAGTTCCAATCATCAATTAACTCTTGAGGACGAAACAGGAAGTATTCTACTTGAAACTGGTGGTGACGAATATATTATACAGGAAGACTATATAGTAGGTGACATGAGTACAGACAAGACATCTCAAAATGAGTTGTTTGAAGCCTTGGATGATACGGTACTAGACTTTAGTGAATCGAATCCATTTGGTGATGCAGGGAGTATAGATTAATGCTAGGTCAGTCGTTCTATCACGAAACAGTACGCAATATAGTTGTGGGTTTCGGAACAATTTTTAATAATATTCAGTTAGTTCGTAAGGATAATGCTGGGGTAGTTCAACAGACTATGAAGGTTCCCTTGGCATATGGTCCAAGGCAGAAGTTTCTTGTTCGGTTGAATGATGATGCAGACCTTAGTAAAGCAGCTGCGGTTACTTTGCCTCGTATCGGTTTTGAGATTACGGGGCTTACCTATGATCCTGCACGAAAACTAAATCGTGTTCAGAAGTTCAAGAAGGTTAAAGCTGCTACTTCCGGTGTAATAGATACAACGAAACAGTTAGATACTCAGTATATGCCTGTTCCCTACAATGTTAATTTCCAACTTTATATTCTTGCAAAACAGTCAGATGATGCTCTACAAATTGTTGAACAGATTTTACCATACTTTCAACCAGATTACACAATCACGATGAATGATAATGCTGATATGGGTGTTAAAAAAGATATCCCTGTTATTCTAAACAGTATTAATTATGAAGATGATTATCAAGGTGATTTCACGACAAGGCGAGCAATCATTTATACTCTGGATTTCACTTGTAAGTTCTATCTATATGGTCCTGTTACTTCTAGTAAGGTTATTAAGACAGTACAGGTTGATGCATATACTGATATGCCTGACCAATCACCTACACGCCAGCAGAGACTTACTGTTACACCAAATCCAGACAGTGCTGATGCTGACGATGATTTTGGTTTCAGTGAAGTGACATCATTTTTTGAGGATGCGAAGAACTTTAATCCCGTAACAGGCACTGATGAGTAATACTATAGATAAAGCCTTAGGTGTGGTTGAATCTTTACCATTAAAAATGCCTCATCAAGAAATTGTTAACAAGGTTCCAAATGAATTGGTTGGAGATGAAGTAGATGCTGACTACAAATATCAAAGAGAAAACTTCTATCGATTGGTTGAGCAAGGTTCTACTGCAATTGAGGGAATACTTGAGCTTGCAAGAGAAGGAGAGCATCCAAGAGCATATGAGGTTGCTGGAAATCTTATCAAACAAGTCTCAGAAGTTACCGAAAAACTAGGCGATCTGCAAGAAAAAATGAGAAAACTCAAAGAGGTTCCCAATAATGCACCAAAGAGTGTTACTAACGCATTGTTCGTTGGTAGTACTGCTGAGCTGCAAAAAATGCTAAAGGAAAAATAAAGAATTTTATTATGAATAGAGTTAAATATTTTAGACCTGATATTTTTGAATTGGATGGTTTAAATATAAACCCCCCTATAATAGCGCCCGGACAATTAGTTCAAGCATACATGCCTGTGGATAGAACAGGTATATTTAATCCTTTTAATATGATGTACGAACCAATTCCTTCTGTTGGAAAATTTAATAATACTTGGGAAGATTGTTGTATGGATGCAGCCCAAGATTTATGGAAATTGGGAAAACCAATTGAATTATTTTGGAGTGGAGGAATTGACAGTAGTGGAGCTTTGATAGCACTATTAGAAACTAAATCTGAATCTGACATACTCAATATCCGATACACTGAAGAATCAGTTGTAGAGTTCCCATTGATGTGGGAGAAAATGGTAAAAGATAGAAACGATCCTTCACCAAATAATGTAATGTTAGATGAAACTTTATTTAATAATCATGACATCATCAAAGTAACGGGGGAATGTGGAGATCAGTGTTTCGGTAGTGATGCTCTACACAAAAATTTAGATAAACATGCCGACGATTGGGAAAGTATTTTTACATGGGATGC